TAATCATTTCTTTGTTCTCCCAAGAACTGTTGTTTGTGTGTAGTGATTTTAAACGTCCTTGTTTAAGTTGTCAACTAATCTTCTGAATTTATCCACTTAATAAACATTTCTCTCATTCTCTTGCTAGGTACATACAACACAATAGGTTTCTCCTCTCGGATAGCACTACGCCACACAAACTGCACCATCTCGGAAAGGGCAAACTTATCTTGGTCAAACAAAGCTGCCCTGCTTCTAAGCATAGCTAACACCATCAAATTAGCGTAAACATTTACTAAGTAAGCAACATATTTTGTTTCTTTAAACTCGTTAGTTGCCTTAGCATTATAGTGCAACCAAGAGTTTGAAAACCTTCCACCACTAATAGCCGACTTTCTTGGACTATACGTTGTCCACAATCTTTCACTAACTTTGCTTTTCATTTTGTTACGGAAGAAGTTATTAAGGTTAGCCTTTAGTGTTTCATTGTATGTTCTTTTTGTTACAATAGACGTATAACTCAAAGAGAAGTCTTTAGCTCCGCAAGCATTCATCTTAGCATCATCTACAATGGTTACTAGATGTTTATAATCTACAGGTTTCTTACCAAACTTCTCTACTTGATACTCAATGCCGTGAAGCTTAAAGTATTCAGCCATAAAGCTAGACTCAAACATATACGTTGCTATCCAAACTTCTTTAAACGACTCCAGCACCCATAAAGGATATTCCCATATAACAACTGTCCCGTTAGCCATAAACAATTGTTTAGTGTCACACAATAAAGCTGTTTCTTCGTAATGTGTTCCTTCTACTACACCAAACTTATCCCATTGCCAATGTAAAACACCACACGGGTCAACCTCAATAATTCCACTTGAAATCAACGATGCAATCTCTTTATCTGTATCAGTGTTGTCTAAGTCTGCCGTATCGCTGTTCCCCTTATTGATTGTATACTTCTCCCACACACACAACACCTCATCAATGATGAGGACATATTCTTTTTCTTTAATCTTGTTTGTCACTTCTTTACTCATCATTCTAAACAAAGAGTGTGTTGATACAATATTCTTACCTGTACCTACAGCTTGTTTTAATGATTCAAGTTTAGTTCCTTTTCTGTTCTTGTTTGTTGGGTGTCTAAAAGACTTACTGGCAAGTTTATGGTGGTTTAAGTAGATTGGTTGACCTTCTTCATCTACAACTAAATCCCCGTCCTCGTCTATTTGAGTTCCAGCAAACCTGTGACATTCAGATAGTAATGGTGCTATATAAATTACAGGTGTATTTTGTAGTTGTTCAACATCGTTGATTAACTTTGTTGTCTTGCCACTACCCATAAGTGCATCTAATACTTTTACAATCATATTTTCCTCTAAATCAATTTAGCCGTGTGGCTTGGATAAAATCGCTAAAAATCGTGTTTTTCTTTTGTAAAATCAAACACTTACAAAACAGGGTCTTAAAGGTGTAGAAGTAAGTAATCATTCATTTACATCATTCTTTGAATGATAATTCTACCACAACAAAGGCATAAAACAACACTTATTTATTACACCAATAACCACTTAACAACAAATAAGTGTAGAATTGTGTAATATAAATAAAATAATCTTTTTATCAAAAACAAACAATTTGTGTTGACACAACAATCACAACACACTAAGATACCAAACATCAAGCAACACATCGTTGCTACAACAAACAAATAGGAAACAAACAATGAAAGAACTAAGTTTACAATACAATCGCGGCAGCGAACACAACACAATTGATGTTTGTGTATCAAATGGTTTGTTCTTAGGTAAAATTGTATTAGCTGGTATGTTTGGTATAAATACAGGCTTGCAATTCCAACAAGCTACAAAACTTAATGAAGCCGATAAACAAGAGATTGGTTTCGTAATGCAATCAATCCAAAACGTATTATAAGAGGTGTAAAATGAACAAATGTAAATTCAAACCAAACCAACACGTTGTAGCTATTGTTAATGGTGCTAATGTAACACAAGGGAGTATGTATTTAGTGAACACACCATACACTAATGCTTCTGATATTCCTTGTGTAAGTGTTATTGGTGATAATGGTAACTTAGCTTACAACTATCAAACTGTGTTTCGTGAGGCTAAGATGCCATCTTGTTTAGAACCTGAAATGGTAGATTGGGAAGATGCTGTTATGGTTGTTGAGAAAGTTATAGACGATTGCTTTGCTGTAAAAGGATATGAGAAATACTTTTTAGGTAGTGAGTTTATCACTAAGATACAACAGGATAAAGAGTTACAGAAAGCTTTGTTGGTATTGATTAAGGGTTGAATATGAAAACACAATTTAAGCGTGATAACACACAAAACAGCACTAAACTACACTTAGACCAATACTACACACCAACACGAGTAGCAGTCTATTGTATTGAGACTGCTTATAAGGTTATTGGTAAGGAGAATATTACAAGCATAATAGAGCCTTCTGCTGGTACAGGTAGTTTTAGTAATAACATTGGCGGTTGTGAAGCATACGACTTAGAGCCTAAAGCAGATGGTGTGATGCAAGCAGACTTCTTATTATTAGACATTGGGTACAAGAAAGGACGTTTAGTAATAGGCAACCCTCCGTTCGGCAGTAGGGGCAACCTGATGCAGAAGTTTTGCAAGAAGTCTTTTACAATGGCGGATTATGTTGCTTTTATTTTACCAATAAATCAGATGAATAATGTTGTATCAATTTATGAGTTTGACTTAATTCATTCAGAAGATTTGGGTGAAAAGGATTACAGTGGTAAGAAGGTGCATTGTTGTTTTAACATTTATAAAAGACCTGTTAATGGGTTAAACTCAAAACCAAACTACAAAACAGAGGTAATAGAGGTAATAGAGGTGAGGGAGGTTATTAAAAACCAAAACCCTAAGCGTAACAAAGAGCTTGGTGATTTTCAATATGATATTGCTATTTGTGCTTGGGGAGCTATAGGCAAAGAGTGTAGCGTAGGGCAGTACGCTAAGACATTCTATATTAAGATTAACGACAAACCTAACTTTGACTATTACAAAGACCTGATACTCCATGCCAATTGGTGCGAGTTATACAAGATGACAGGAACTCCTAACCTATTGCAATGGCAAGTTTATAAGTATGTAAGTGAGAACTTAGTATGATACAACTAACAGCCTTCCTAGTATCCTTCATAGCTATCTTCCTAAGAGGATTTCAGCAAAAGAATGTAATACATAGTAAGTACACAATGATAGCTATTACATCTTATCTACTAGCATTGACAGATGTAGCTGTAGTTGGTATTATTGTACAACATGGCTGGCATACAGTGTTAGCTCAAGGAAGTGGTGCATCGTTTGGTATGCTTGCTTCTGTTTATATTCATAATAGATTTGTTGGGGAAGGTAAATAATGACTAGAGTATTATTCGACTACGATTCTATCAAGTACGCTGTCGGGTTCGCTGCCGAAGAGCGTCACGTTATCTGCACTCATATCAACAATGGTGGACAGTTACGTTTTGCTAATCGTACAGAGTTTTATGGGGCTAACAGAAAAGGTGGTTGGTTAGCTGAGTTTAATGCTGAACGTGATAGCCCACACAGTATTGATGAATACACTATTGAAGATGTTCAAACATTAAAACAGTTTACAAGTGTTAAGGCTATTCTGGATGCTAAAATTAAAGGGATTGTTAAACACTTACAAGGGAAAGAGTATTATGGGTACATAGGTCGCGGTAAGGTGTTTAGACATGACGTGGCGACTATCATGGAATACAAAGGGAACAGAAACAATCTCAAACCTTTAGCTATCAATATGATTGAAGAGTTGTTGTTTGAACATCATAATGCTAAGTTGGCTACTGATAACTTGGAAGCAGATGATTGGTTGAGTATTGACAGTTTTACAGCTTTCAAAGAGTGGAATAAGACTAAGAGTCAAAAGGATAGGTTGATTGTCTGTGCCGAAGATAAAGATGCTCGCCAAACTGAGGGGCATTTATTCAATCCAAACGATATGATATTGCCAATGACAATCAAGGGGTTAGGAAAGTTAGAGTGGAAAGGTACAACGAGTAAACCAACACTTACAGGGCATGGCCGTATGTGGCTATACGCACAGATAGTTAATGGTGATGCTGCTGATAATTATAAGCCCTCAGCCCTTACAAAAGCTCGTTTTGGTGACGTAGCTTGCTATAAGCTACTCGCAGGTTGTAAGACAGACGTAGAGGCTTTAACGGCTGTTGTAGCGCAATACAAAGCGTGGTATCCTAGCCCTGTAACGTACACAAGTTGGGATGGAAGAGAGATGACAAAAGATTGGCTTGGTGTTGCTGATGAAATGTGGCAATTAGCTTATATGAAACGATGGGTAGGGGATGATACAATGTTTAGTAAAGTTATTGAGAAATTGGGGGTGGCAGTATGAATAACCTACACACCCTGTACACTAACGGTCAAGACGTATTACGAATAGTGAAGTACGTCCACCCCACACCAACCATTGACGGCTACTTCATTCTATCCCGTGAGGACAAAGGTTGTAGTGTAACATTACAAGATTTTCTAAAAGATTGGAAAGTTTTTAACAGTGCTGCGGCATTTGCTGATTACTTGTTGTATACTGATGAGGTGTTAAAAGATTATCGTAAAACAGATGATAGTGGGACAGTGAAGCACATGGTGATGTGGACTAAGGGTAGGTGTTTAGAGGTTGGTAACACTTGGGCTACACCAATTATGTATAGTGATTTAGTGGGGTATTTTTGATGAATGAAGTGAGCAGTAAAGATATTAAAACCAACAATGTGTGGTTAATGAAAGGTGATTGTTTAGAGCGAATGAAAGAGATTGAGAGTGGTAGTATTGATTTAATCCTTACAGACCCGCCTTGTAAGCTTGGTGCAAATCAATATTCAACAACACAGTGGAGTTAAGATATGGATGTAGATTTAATATTTGAATTGTACGGAAAAGGTGATTCAATGCGCTCTATAGCAGATAAGCTAAGCACTAATCACAAACTAATATCGAGGATATTAAAGAAAAGTGGTGTACAAACTAGAAAACCAAAGAATCTAAGAGGCGTTAAAAAGTTTAATTGTGATATTGAGCGAAATTATAACAATATGGCTACTCACTTACGTTTTGATGTTTCAGTTGATTGGTTAATGAAATTTAATGATTTTGATAAATTAAAGTTATTAAATAACGTGATCACAAACCGTTCATATAGGTGGGATGTTTCATCTGAATGGTACATGAGTTATATAGAAAGGTTTTACGATGATGATCAATTTAATAAAATTTATGGAATATGGATTAACAGTGGTAAAGAGAAGTACAAAAAACCTTCACTAGACCACATAGTACCAAAAGCAAAAGGAGGGACTAATGATATAGAAAACTTACAGTTTTTGTCGTGGTTTGAGAATAGGTGTAAAAATGATATGTCCCAAGAAGATTGGAATAGTTTAAAACTAAACATAGAGGAGTATTTTGTTTAATGTTCACTATAACTAATGAAAAGGAGGTGCAGCTCGTAGGGCGCATTTCACCTAATACATTAGTACACGGAGATTGTCTAGAGGTGATGAAGTATATCCCCGACAACTCTGTGGACTGTGTATTGTGTGATCCGCCCTACGGCTGAATAGGAACAACGGCTTGTAAGTGGGATAGTGTTATTCCACTAGATAAGATGTGGAATGAGTTGAAACGGATTATTAAACCTAATGGTGCGATTGTGATGACTGCATCACAGCCGTTTACCACAACTATGATTGCAAGCAACATGAAGATGTTTAAGTATTGTTGGGTATGGGATAAAGTAAAACCATCTACAGGGCTGCATGCTAAAGTAATGCCTCTCAGAAGTACGGAGGATATTGTTATATTTGGTAGTGGTAGAATCAACTATAATCCTCAAATGGTACAGAAAAAGCACCGCATGGAGGAAAAGTACGATTCAAACGGGGAGACTTTTGGGGGTGCTAGAGTTAAGAGAGTACATGATAACAAAGGGTTGGGCTACCCTAAGAATCTAATCACAATCTCTAATGCGGATCAGGTCGGTCGCTTACACCCAACCCAAAAACCAGTTGCTCTAATGGAATACCTAATCAAGACCTACACCAACGAGAATGAAACCGTCCTAGACTTCACTTTCGGGAGTGGAACTACCGCAATAGCGAGCCTGAATACCAAGCGAAGCTTTATCGGCATAGAAAAAGACGAGCATTATTTTCAAGTTGGAAAAGACAGAGTAGAAAAACACCTCCAAACACTTGATTACACACCTAAAATAGTTTACAGCTAATTGAAGAGGGTTAAAATATGGCAAAATTTTTAGACAGGGCGAATATGAGGTATGGGCGGTTACTTGTTATAAAACATAACGGTAAAGACGAAAGAAGTAGACACCTGTGGCTATGTAAATGTGATTGTGGAAATGAGAAAATTGTTGTGGGCGACAATCTATCAAGCGGCAAGTCAAACAGTTGTGGATGTTTAAAAGTTGAGTTTCTTTCTAGAAAAGGGAATCAATACGGGCTGTACGAGGACAGAGAAATAGCTTTACTAAAAAATCAATACAGCCAGTTAAAAAAGAGAGATAGAGTAATGGGATTTGACTGCGTAATTGACTTTGAATATTTTGTGGGCTTGGTTAAAAACAAGTGCAGGTATTGTGGACTTGGACACTCAAAAGAGATTGAAGATAGGCTTAACGAAAGTATGGGCGGCAAGAGACTTTCAAACCACATATTAAAGTGTAATGGAATAGATAGGATAGATAGTAAAAAGGGATATACCAAAGAGAACAGCGCATCGTGTTGCAAGTATTGCAATATCGCCAAACACACGATGATGGAAGATGAATTTTTCAAGTGGGTAAAGAGAGTTTATGAGTATAATTTCTAATGGAACTACAGGTGTAGCTTGTATGAACACCAACCGTAAGTTCATTGGTATTGAAATGGATGACAAATATTTTGATATTGGAACTAAACGTATATTGGAGACTAAGAAAGATGAATGACACAATCCTTTGGATAGGTGAAGTGAGGTGGAAGCTTAACACATTCGCTGTTGAAGCTGAATTAGAACGCGAAAGTAGTGGTGTGTATGTATCAGAGATACGGGCATTATACTGGTGGGAAGAAAAGACAGGAGAGGATAAAGAAATTGTTGATTTAATTGTTGACGTGATAAGCGATAAGGATTATAGTAGTCTCACCGAAGCGATTGTAGCTTCTTATTTAAACAGTAAACAAAAAGGTGAACGAAATGAAAACTTTTGATTTTAACATGTGGATGAAAGAGAAACACAACATCTCCCATCAAAACGAATTTTACACAATGTTACATTCGGTAAAGTGTGTTGATGGCTTCACTATCAGTGTACAAGCTAGTAGTGGGCATTACTGTAACCCTAGAGAAACAGGTGCAAATGAATATCACATGGTAGAGTGTGGTTATCCAAACCAAGTTCCTGATTTCATCTTGCAATATGCAGAAGATAGTGAACATCCAACAGATACAGTGTACGGCTATGTTCCTGTTGAATTAGTGAATAAGTTAATTAACTCTCATGGTGGTGTATTATGAACACAAACAATAAACCAAGCATCCCCGAAGGTTGGACAGAATGGGCTTATAGCGATGAGAAGCCATATCCTGAGAATCCAGAGGCTCGTGTAAACGTAATGTTTCGAGATGGCACACTTATTAATATTGCAGTATATACTGTTAGTTGGTATGGTAGCGATAAAGACGATTTTGGTAATTGGAAACAGATGCAAGACGATGAAGATATTATTGCCTACAAAGTAGTAGAGGAGAAATAAAATGGCTGAACAAAAGTGGGTTGCAATAACAGGTGGAAAAGAGATCGGCGTATTCGCCACACAGAAAGAAGCTGAACAGGCAGAACACGATGCAACTGTGTATAAAGAGCTAGAGGGTATGCTTGACTCATGTAGTAGTTATGACGGTGTTGATATGAGCCTATTTACTGAATATTTCATTTCAAACGATAAGGCACAATTAGTTGTTGACTACTTACAAAGTCTAATCGAGTTTGGAGAATTAAAATGATTATTATTCAAATGTTAGCTTTATTAGTTGGCCTACTAGCAACATACTTCTTCTTTAGCGACATCTTCAAACTTACATTCTTTTGTGGTGAGGGAATGTATCAAGAAACACTAAAAGATTTGTTGTTTAGCTTTGTAATTATTGTAATATGTGCAAGTATTACAGGAGTTGTTCAACTTAATTTGTTAAGTACAGGGATGCTGTGATGTTACCAACCTTTGATGACTGCCCGTATTGCGGGGTAGAGGGGCTTAAACGTAGTCACAGCAGTTTATATGAATTGAGTGGTTGGTTGCACGTTTGTAAAACAACACCATCTTGGAACAGGAAAATAGCTTATGAAAAGTTTGATGCAACGACACATCAAAATGACGGAAATGAAGATACTTTGTGGAATGTGGGTAGCGAAGTTGGAGGAGAAGGTGAGCTTTATCGGTATTCCGATTCGTACTAATCGTATTATCTGTAGCGATTATGTGTTGACAAGTAGCTGCGTTATGCCTACCATAAGTGACACAACAGGGTACGTTAGTGACTATCCTGTAAATAAAGCAGATGTGTTGTCTGCTGTTCAAAATCAATATAAATGTTTTCTTGGAGAAATGAAATGACTAAACGTGTAGCATGGTTTACAGGCAAAGCATCTAGTGGTGCAGTGACACCGCATAAAGTGTACGATGTGTTTAATGAAGATGGGAACTCTTTTAACCTTAAAGATGATAACGGTGGTACAAGATTGTGTTTAAAGGAACAATGCGCCCATATTTGTCACGGTGCTTGGGTGTTTGCTGATGTTGTTGAGGTGGGGATGAAAGCGGATACAATTGTTAAACCAAAGAAATCTAAGAAGTGGTCTGAGTGGCGGAAGCATACAACAGGTAATGTACCTAAAGAGTTAGAGGGGGATGATATTGTTAAAGTGAAGCTTCGCAATCTACCAAAAGGAAACCCCTTTACTGTTGGAACTGGTTGTTGGGTTGAGTGCGGGGATTACACTATTATGGAATATAAGGTGAAATTAAAAGATGTACCTACAAACGATTCTAAATACAGTTCTAAAGTCCAAGAGAAACCTAAAAGTAAATGGACAAAGAATACAGGTGTATGCCCTGTTGATAGTGATGTTAAAGTAGAGTTTAAGCGGAGAGATGGTTGTAAATTTGTTATGGCAGCCGATGAACTTTATTGGAAGTTAGATGGCGATGATCTTGATATTATCAAGTGGAGGTTAGCTAAGTAGTGCAAGGGGCTTAACAGCCCCATTTAATTAAAAATTTTATTAAACAAAAAGAGAGAAACAGTATATGGCATTATTCCGTTACAAACAACAATGTCCGAAGTGTGTTGAAAAAGGCGGCGATAAATCAAAAGATAACTTAGCAGTTTACAGTGATGGCGGTAAGCACTGTTTTAGTTGTGGTTATCATGTACACGGCGATGAAAATTATATACCTAACGAGGAAGAAGAAGTGCTTGACGACATCAAAGAAATGAGCAGCGAAAGTAAAGAACGCATAAAACAGGGTACAACACACAAACTAACATGGCGCGGCATCCGTCCTGAAACTAATAAGTTCTTTGGTGTTGTCTACGAATGCTCTCAGGAGACAGGACTCCCTATTAAGCAATTCGTTCCAACAACGATTGATAATGCTCATGTTGGTTATAAGACAAGAGTATTTCCAAAGGATTTTAGCCATCCTGTGGGTGAGGTTGGCAGTAAGTGCGATTTGATTGGTAGCTTTCGTTTTGTCAATGGCGGGAAGTATGTTGTGATTTGCGGTGGGGAAGTGGATTTTCTGTCAGCTTTTCAGATGTTGCGGGATTATCAATTAAGCAAGGATAAGAGTGCAGGGTACGATCCTATTGCGGTCGTAACACCTACAGTAGGTGAAAGTGGTTGTGGTAAACAGTTGCAGAACAATTACAAGTTCTTAGATAAGTTTGAACGTATTATTGTTTGTTTCGATAATGACGTAGCAGGTAAAGCTGCTGTTGAAAAGATTGTTCCGTTGTTGCCGAAAGGAAAAGTATGGGTGATTACACCACGCTATAAAGATGTTAATGAATATCTCGTGAATGGAAAGGAACGGGAGTTTGTTACTGACTTTTTTAATGCTACAAAGAAAACACCTGATGGTATTATCTCTAGTGGCGATTTGATGAGTAAAATCATTGAGCAAGCAGAAGTACCTAAGATTCCATTACCACCATTCATGCACAAATTACAAGATATGATGGCAGGGGGTATTCCACTAGGCGTTATTGTTAACCTAGCTTCGGCATCTGGGACGGGGAAGAGCACGATCATCGACGAGTGCCTGTATTATTGGTTGTTTAACAGTCCACACATGGTTGGTGTTGTTACATTAGAAAGTGACGAGGGGCAATATGGGGAGAAGATATTGTCGCGCCACATTAGTCAAAAGATTGCCTTGATTGAAGATAAAGAGGAGAAGTTAACATTCTTACGCTCACAAGATGTAGCTGAGAAAAGTAAAGATTTGTGGTATCGTGAAGATGGTAGCCCGCGTTTCTACTTGATTGTAGATCGTGATGGTGGTATTGATAGCCTTAAAGAGCTTATCCTTGAGCTTATCATCTCTTGTGGCTGTAAGGTTATTGTGCTAGACCCTATTCAAGATATTCTTGACGGCTTAAATGAATCAGAACAAGCTGTATTTATGCGCTGGTTGAAAGGGCTATTAAAGTCTCATGGCGTTACATTTGCCTTAGTGAATCATGTGCGTAAGAACACCGTTGGACAGAAAGCTAACAGCACAGGCGCAAAGATGCACGAAGAAGATATTCATGGTAGCAGTAGTATCTTTAAGTCGGGTGCTTGTAACTTACTGTTCTCACGCGATAAGGAAGCTGAGGATGAAGTAGAACGTAATACAACATTTATGTCTGCGTCTAAGATTCGTTGGACAGGTAAGACGGGCGTAGCTGGTGAATACTTTTATGATATTGAGACGCATACAATGTATGACAAAGAGTATTACTTTACACAAGTCAAGAAACCGAGTTTTTAAATATGGAAGATATTTACTTAGTGGAGAAAAGAACACTTCAAATGTGGAAAGCCGTTACTGTACGGTGCTTACATAAATTTTGGGTAAAGCATCCAACATACGCTAATTGCTCGTTATCTGCAACATTTGAGGACTACGGGTTATTCCGAAAATGGTGTCAACAACAGATAGGCTTTGACAAAATTGACGAAAAAGGAAATAGGTGGCAATTAGACAAAGATATACTTATTAAAGGTAATAAGTTGTATGGGGAAGATACCTGTGTATTCTTGCCAGCAAAGATAAATCTTTTACTAACTAAAAGAAATTCTTGTAGGGGTAATCTTCCGCTAGGTGTAACTAAAGGGAAAAGAGATGGAAGGTTCAGGGCATCTTGTAATGATGGTGAAGGCAATCATAAACATCTTTGTTATTTTGATACACCACTAGAAGCTTTCTCGGCTTATAAGATATTTAAGGAGGCCATTATAAAACAAGTAGCAGAAAAGTACAAAGACCAACTAGACCCAAGAGCTTACCAAGCTTTACTAAACTACGAAGTAGAGATTACTGATTAGAGGACACACCAATGAAAATTATCGAAGCATCCTTGTGCTATAGATTCTATACAAGCGAAGGTTGGACTCGCAGCCTAGTGGCAGCTCTGCTGTCCACTGACAACCTAGAAACATTACCAATCCACTACGTCAATGCTCGTTGGTTTGATGGTGAGCTTGACAATAAAGTGAAGTGGGAACGAGGTTGGATAAACTACACAGAAGATGAGCATTTAGATTGTGACTACTATGCAGTTTATAATCAACGGTGTAAGTGGAACGATAAGTTTAAAGA